GGAACCCACCTGTATTTCTTTTAGTGGTGGAAGAACTTCTGCTTACCTGCTATGGCGGGTTTTACAGGCTAACAATGGTTTGCCAGATGAGGCCATTGTTTGCTTTGCTAACACCGGAAAAGAGGAGGAGGCAACACTGGAGTTCGTCAGGGATTGTTCTGTGAACTGGAATGTTCCTATTCATTGGGTGGAATATCGCGCCGACGATCCTAAGTTTACCGAGGTGACGTTTGAAACAGCCAGTAGAAACGGTGAACCTTTCGAGCAGATGATTGTTAAGAAAAAATATCTGCCTAATCCGGTAGCCAGATTCTGTACTAGCGAACTAAAGGTTTTGGCAATTGATCGGTTTTTAAAATCCAAAGGAATCAAAAGTTATGCCACAGCAATAGGGATTAGAGCCGATGAGCAACGCAGAGCAGCAAAGATGACGGATAAGTTTATCCCGCTAGTCCGTGCTGGCATTACTCAAACTGATGTGCAGAGTTTTTGGAGAAGCAATACTTTTGACTTGAAGTTACGATTTGGCAATGGAATAACGCCACTTGGTAACTGTGACTTATGTTTTTTAAAAGGTCAGGGTCAAATTATGAGCCTGGTTTCTGATAAGCCAGATCGGGCTATGTGGTGGGCAAAGATGGAAGAAGTAGTGGGGGCAACATGGAGAAAAGACCGTCCTAGTTACGCTGAGATGCACAAGTACATAGGACAGCAGATTGATATGTTGGATGACTCAATTGATTGTTTTTGTGGAGATTAAATGAAAGTATTTATCGCAACACCCATGTACGGCGGTCAGTGTTTTGGGTTCTATGCTCAGTCTTTATTGCAACTGAACAACATGATGCGTGACAAGGAATTGACAACCATGATGTCGTTCATGTTCAACGAAAGCCTGATCACCAGAGGACGTAACGCGCTGGTTCACCAGTTCCTAAAGACTGATGCCACCCACCTATTCTTTATTGATGCTGACATACGTTTCAATCCTGCTGATGTCTTTCCTATGCTGGAGGCCGACAAGGATGTTATCTGCGGCATCTACCCTAAGAAGGAAATTAACTGGCACAACGTCAGTAGAGCCGTAGAAGCTGGCGTACCTGTGGAAGAACTGAAATGGCACACAGGTAGTTTTGTAGTCAACCTGGTGGGCTATGAAGGTGAGGTGACTGTGCCGGTGTCTGAGCCTGTAGAGATTTGGAATGGCGGCACAGGATTCATGATCATCAAGCGCGAGGTGTTCGAGAAGCTGGCTGACTCAGTGCCAAGCTATACCAATGATGTCACCGACCTTGCTGGCAACATCAAGGCTGACGAGATCAAAGAGTTCTTTGCTACCAGTATCGAACCAGGCACGAACCGGCTGTTGTCAGAGGATTACCACTTCTGCCGTATCTGGCGGGAAGCAGGTGGCAAGATTTACGCAGCACCGTGGGCGCATCTCTCTCACGTTGGAACCTATGTCTTTGAAGGCGCACTAACGCCAGCACCATAAGGAGAACAACATGGTAAAAAAAGAATTTATGAAAGAGAACGATCTTCTCGACATCATCAAGGATGAGTTTAGTTTGAAGAACGATAGAGAACTGGCAGAGTTCTTAGAGGTGCAGCCATCAATGGTGAGCAAGCTACGCAATGGCAAGACACCATTCACAGCGCACCAGATTCTCTTGATCCATGATGCAACAGATTGGAGCATCCAAAAGATCAGAGGCTACCTTCCTGGTAGCAGTGTAGCGGAATGATTCTCTACGCTATCGCTGGCGGGTTGATAGGTATGGGGTTAACCATCCTTATCGCTTTGATTGCCTTTTTGCTGTTTTTGCACTTTGCCTAAAAGCGGCTGTGGTGGGAGCGCCTTTGCTCCCTACCTTCCGCATCCGTTCTCCGCTACCAGCTTTGATCCTGGCGCGTTTGGCATTGATGTTTGCGTACAGTCCTGGTTTCATTTCAGCCCCCAAAAGTATAAGTCGTGCGACGTATCATTGGTTGTAAATTGGTATTCTTTGAATACTGACAAATCTATTTCCTGCCGCACATCTTCCTCTGTCAGGTTCCGGTAGTAGTCACCACAGAAGGGTGCGTCATGCGGGTTTGAGCGCCGTGTGCCGTGTTCTGCCCTGCCAGTGGTGGCACAGCTAAAGAACACCAGGCTGCTGCCCATCCTGATCATGTTCTTGAGTGTCGCTACCCACTCAGGATTATGCTCAAAACACTCACAGCTTGCCACAACGTCAAAGCTATCATCAGGGTAGGCGAGGTCTTCGCCTCTAGCCACCACATCAACGTCGCGTCCTTCGCCAAGATCAATCCCAACATAGGTGCATTGCTCGAAGAACTGTCTTATTGAACCGTTGATGTTCAGGCTACCCACTTCTAGCACTTCTTTTCGTATGAAGTAATCAGGAAACTTGGCCTTAAGACTAGCCACAAACTCCATCTGCTGTGGATGACTCAACGGCAACCCCACCGTCTTCTAGCTGCTTTACCGCGCTCACCCTTCCAGGACTTCGACCGCGCACAGAAAGACTTGTGGCGAGGGTTAGAGGTGTCTTTGGTGGGGGCTTTGAGTTTGCTGCCGGTGGCACGGTTGTACTTGGAACGGCCTTTAGCAGTTAAGCCGCCACCTGCTTTCACAGATAGCTTCTCACCCCTGCCGACAGATAGTCTGACGTTCTTAGACAATTTTCGCTCCCTGCTGCAACTGAGCCAACGTCAATCCCCCTGTGTATTGGAAGTGCGGATATTCCTTAAACCGCTTCCAATCACCTGCCCACTCTAATCCGGCTGCTTTGCCGATCCTGCCAACATCTTGCCATAGAGAGTTCTTGGCATCCCAGACTGGCTTCCCGTGCAGCAGAGGAACCACATCCACAGCACAGCGGTAATTATGAAAAGACTGACCAGCCCGTGCATTCGTGACAATCCTTCCTGGTGTAGTCCTGCCCTGCGCGTACAGCGCTTCTTGGCTGAAGTTGTCGCGGTAGGTGCTAGTCACCAGCAAATCTATTCCTACTGCTTCACAGTCAGCAATCATCTTCTCTACGCGCTGTCTAACCTGCGGCAACAGGTCTTCTAGTCTGCGTGAGTTGATCATCCCTTAGTTACCATCCCCACAATACCAGCCAGAGCAAGGCCAACTGTGACGATCTGGTCAGCCATTGCAGGGGCGATAGGCACACCCATAGCTGTCAAAAATAGTAATACGCCACGCCAGGTGGACGGTTCTTTCGCACGATCAAGAATGTAGGATTTCATAAACCTTCTCCTGGGGTAATGTAAACCTCTGGTGTACCAGCCTCGGCAATGAATGTGCAATAAACATTTGCAGTTGGGCTTACCTGCGGCCCTGTAAATACAGTAACGCTATCAGGAGGAATGACCATTGCATACTGCGGAGTGCCGTTTCCTGGAACCGCAACATTAGCCGTTGCGCTTGTTGAGATACGAACGTACACAGGTTGACCACCACTACCTGCCGGTTCGTGGCTAACAATCATGTATTGATTAACGGGGCTATCAGAAGTAATCTGAAATTGCTGAACTGACGTAGTGGCATTTGCTTTATACGTCTTGCCCATAGGCTGAAACGCAATGTTATTAGCCATTAGTACACCTTCTTGCCGCCACCAGAAGTCGGGCTTTGTTTGCTGTTGTAGCTATCATCAAAGCACAAGGTCGAACGGAAGCCGCCCATAGGCACTTGACCTGGTTGCCACTTCTGATATCGTTCTGTCGCATCAGATGGTTTCTGAGGACGGATTGCTTTCGCATATTTCTGCGAATAGTTCAGTTCTTCAGCGCCTGGAACGCTACTCTTCTGAGTTAGGTCTTTCTTGTCGCGCATCTTTAATCCTTCCAAATTTTGAAGTTAACAATATCGGAAATTGTGGAAGAATCTAAATAAAAAAGAATTCCCAATTCTCGATAAGTGTGGTTGCCTTCAGCATAAATGTTTCTTATGTTGTTGGCAATTTCAAGGGTTATTTTTGCTTGACCCTTTTTCCTCGGTGTCCACCTGTTTCGTTTAACTATGTCCGAAGAATTCTGTGCTGGAGTTCCTGCGTATAAATGCTCAGGGTTAATACATGACGGAATGTCACAAGTATGGCAAACAAACATTCCATCAGGAATTTTTCCTTTCACCTGTTCATACACAAACCGATGCGCTCTTATCGGCTTTCCGTTAACTCGAACAATCCCATAACCTTTTTTAGTGGTGTTACCAGTCCAAATATGGCAACCTGAAAATGGAATGTAAGCAGTTTTACTGTGAATTGTCCGAAGCACGCTCATGTTTTGTTCCCACTTTGAACAAAATCGGTAGAAACACCCCCAACACAAATATTGCTAGTGTGATGATTCTTTCTGGCGTTCCTTGTGCCATCGTCCAGCACGCCAAGCTGAACGAAAGGATCATCGCTAATATCACCAACAATCTCTCGCTGATGACGCTTAAAGCCAGCCTTACCAGTTGAATAGCATCCATACAAATATCCCCTTAAATAATGGATGCTCATATCATACTACTCGTCATCATCTGACGCAAAGCCAGCACCCCAATCATCGTCGGTAATCCTTGCCTTTAGTTGCTCAAGTTTTAACGCTCTGTCGAGAATCTTGGTTTTATCGGTCAGACTAGCCATCGGGTCGTTCATAGTCGATGTTAGTAATTGACTAATAGCATCCTCTAACTCTGGATTTATCCCCTTCTGCTTCTTCATCTCTTTGCCTTGCGTTTCTGCATTTGCTGCTGTTGACGCTGCATCTTACGCATCGGTTTGATCATGGTTGGTGGTGGCGTTACTTCACCTACACCTGCTTCTTGGGGTCTAGTTTGACGCATCATTTTCTACCTTTCTTGGCTTTTCTAGCTACACTCAAGGCAATAGCCACCGCTTGCTTCTGCGGTCTGCCACGCCTCACCTCACGACTTATATTCTTACTAATAGTCTTCTGACTAAAACCTTTCTTTAACGGCATCTCTACCTCCCAGGTTGCATAGATAAAGGGTTGCCAGCGCCGGTAATGATGTCCATACCACTTCTGGCAATGGGCGTTCCTACCTGCGGCACACCATAAGTAATCACAATGTTCCGCAATGTGCGGTTCAGGAAGTCTAACTTCTGCGGTTCAGCTATTGTGGAATTAGCAATGGTGTTTAGCTGATCGCCAATCTGCTTAATCTTTCCAGCATCCATCAGGCCAGTTCGAGCCAGGGAATCCGAAAGACTGGTTTGCCAGAACCGCTGTGCGCCAAACACGCCCTGCGTTGCCTTGTCTGCCATCACTTGACGAATAGCCGCTTCCAAAACCTGTTTGCCCTGGGGGGCAGAAGCAAGTGCTGGAGCAACCCGATCCCACAGCGTCCTGTCGCCAGAAGTAATAATCGACGCAACCCGTGCAGCCGGTTCTTCTGTACCGAGAATAGCCTGTGCTTCTTTCTGCGCTCCAGCCGTAATCTCACCAGCGCGTTTCTCACCCGCAGCCAAAGCACGTTCAGCCTCTTTGCCAGCAACCTTCTCTCTAGCGCCGATCTTGCCTGTTACCTTTGCCATGCCACCCGCCATGCTCTCAGCACGCTCTAAGCTGGCAACGTAGGTGTTAGCCGCCTGTCGCACCTCCGGCAAAGCAGACAACCAATCTGCGTTCTGCTTGCTAGTCACCCAATTCTTAGCAGCCTTGGCATCCATGTTGGCAAGCGTCTTAGCCACATAGTCACTGGCTTCTTTGGCTACCAGCGCTCTATCACCCGTCAGCGCAATAGCGTCTGCCACCGACTGCTGGCTGTTAAAGAGTGCAGCCGGAAGACCTTTAGCGTCAGCCTTGAACTGTGTCGGATCAATCCGATCCATCGCTGTGGCTTTAGCGCCAGACTTGGTGCGGTACTTCTCCAGCAAGCGGGAGGCAACCTCATACTCGCGTTGCAGGGTGTCGTGCGCCTCACCAGCAAACTTGGATTGAATGTTGCTGATCTTGGCGTAATACTCCTGCGCTATCTTCTGACCTAGCGCCTCATAGCCTTCAGCAGCCTTACCAAAAGCAGCATCACCTAACCGGCGACGCACATCATCCAGCGCGTCAAACGAAGTGGGGAAAGTCTTGTAGACAGGATTCCCCATCTCATTCACACCAACCTGGACGCGACGCGCAGTCACAGCGTCATAGATGTTTTGATAAGAACGCAGCACACCAGGTTCAGTCACTGGCGCTGTCTTCTGATCTCTAGCGGTTTTGCCAATAAGCAGCTTGTTCCGCAAATCTTCAATGAGTGACTTGTACTCAGGCATGGATTCAACATAGACACCCTGCCCTTCTTTAGCCGCTACTTCCTGATCACGCAGTGCTTTTTGGTCTTTGTACGCCTGTGAACGCTCTAGCGACTGTGTTTCAAAGCGCGACAGGATACGGTCACGCAGGGTTCTGCCCATCTCCGACAGTTCTCTGGTGGAGTCACCAACCTGGCGCAACGCACCCTTGGCACGGTCGAGAACCGTCTTTTTGCCTTCTTCGAGTTCCGCAGCGGTTCCAGCCAAACGCTGTGCTGCGCCACGTTCTTCACCTGCGACACGCTCACCGGCAGAACGGGCTGCTCTAGCTTCAGCCTCTGCGACACTGGTAGAACGGCTAACCGCATCACTTAGGGTGTCGTACACCTTTCTTTGAGCATCGGTAGTAAAAGGCGAATTACGCAGTTCTTCTATGCGCTTTAAGACTAACTCCCTCTGCTTACCGGCAAGGCTAGACACGCCAACATCTTGCATGACACCTTTAATAAGTTGACCGCCAGGGATTTTGCTAGCAATAGCAGATGCTATGTAATTTGTTGCTCCCGCACCTGCTCTAGCTCCCTGTGTAAATATTTCGAATGGCGCTAAACCACCAGCTATTCTTGCTGTTTCTGAAATATATGGCGGTGCGCCCAAAGCCTCAGATAATTGCCCAAGGCTTTCACTGGTAGCGCCACCCAAAGCACCACCAACGCCAGTTCCTACCCTTCTGCTAACGCCCGTCATAGAAGGCACAGCTGCCCTCATCGCCGTACCTGCCATTTGCACAGGCTTCATTGGTACGCGCTGCATCACCCTGCCTGTCGCTTCTGCAACCTCAGGCGCAGCAAAACCAGCAACACCACCTAAAGCAGTGGAATAGCCGACTTCTGATAACGGGTCTTTGCCACCACTAGGGGCTTGTGTTGGGGCTTTAGGAGCCTTGGGCGCTTCAGGCGTATCCCACTGGACTTGCTCCCCACCTGTATCCCACTCGATTTTTTCTTCAGCCATTACTTGTACTCCCTGGTTCCGTCGGAATACTCTATAACTGTTCTGCCTGCGTTCTCGCCACTGGTCACTTTGCCAGAACGAACAACGGTTTTGCCGGACTGTCTTCCACCCGTATCTGAACCGCCACCAAGACTAGGAAAC